GGCGGAGTTCTTTGGCGGCTTCATCGAATTTCTTGTCGTTCTCTTCCTTAGCTAACTGCTCCTTGGTCTTCAAGACTTCACGAGGCTTGGTTGTCTCAAGAATAGCCTCGGCCAGTTTGGCGTTTGCTTCTGCGGCTGACTGTTGAGACGCGAGTAACTGCTGCTGCATTGAAGCAATCAAGGTAAGCAGAGCGTCCGTGGAAATAGGGGCTGCGCTGCTATTAAAAGTCTGAGGGGTTTCCTCAATGGCTTCGGTTTCTTCATTTTGGTTCTTGGGTGGTCTTCCTGCGGGCATATCGGTCTCCTGCACTAATCCAAGTGCTACGGTGGGTTGTCCATTATCTGGACGTTAAGCAATTTTCTTTGCGTTGCGGAAATTGTGGAGTTTCTTGAACCAAAGGGAGTTAACCCCCCCGGATGGGACTCCGAACTCTTTCTCGCATTGTTCTTCGGTCAGAATGTGGTTCTCCACAAACCGGAGCAGGACAGACCTCCAACCAATTTGTGCGCATCTCTGAAGAATGTCTCGGTCGTTAAACTCATACTCTGAGTATTCGGGCATGACTCCTAGGGTCACGTAGCCCATGTATTTGAAACTTCGTCCCCCGAACTCTGGCTTATTTACGCCGGAGGTGGCATACAGAGCTAAGTCCACAATAGCTCCATTTACTGTAACACCGCCTTGTGTAACATGAAGTTCAGGATAGACGTGTTTCAGCTTGGTGAGGAACGCTGAGCACTCCATTGGACGACCAGGGCGCTTATCCCAGAAAAACTCAGAATCAGGATGGCGTTGTCTGCGCGTACCTTCAGAGTTGTAGTTCATCTCCCGGAGTCGGGCAGTGTGCTCGGCCATGCTCAGTTTTGGGGAGGCTTTGCAGAGGGGGCACATCGGGTCGTATCCAGAACTTCGAGAAGAGTCTTTGTCGTAGAACTCCCAACGAAGGAGGCGTCTGCAACCTACACATTCCTGGCCCTTTACGTCGTTCGAAGCGCCTGCTTCATAGTCAACAACATCAAACTCGCTCTTGATTGAATCACTCATTAGTCCGGCACCCACAACTTACTAGGCTCTGGTTTGTTTGGGTCAGGAAAGGCTTCGTTCAGTTTAGCTTCGATGGTTTTGACCACAGACTCGGCTAACTGATTATCTTCGAAGCTGTCTGCGTGAACGGCGATCTCCCGCTCCAATGAGATTTCCCCATCGGACTGTCGAACGACTGCGGCAATTACATAGCCGATGACGTTTTCGAAGCCTCCAACGGGGTCTTCTTGTGCTCTTAGAACCGAAATAGCAACTGACATAAAACCTCATAGTCCATTATTCGGACAAATTATTGCGGGTGTTCTCGATATCTCACGTTTGGTTTTACTGAGAGACCCCGAGACCCGTGTACCCGCTCTACGCATTACTACGTAGAGACACCCGCAGGTCTGATTAGATAGCAGAGATTGTGAACTCAGTCGGAGTAACGCCCACTACCGAGGTAGACCCAGTGAAAGATAGGGTTCCGAAGAAGTTCAAACCTGTGTATGCTGGAACAGAAACGCCACCAACGTAGGCCCGACCAGTGTACACGGGGGTAGTATTGTAGGCTGGGCCGTAGGTGATACCCCACGTTTCTCCGCCTAGAATCTGTGCCGTCGAGTCCCACAAGTACGTGCTCTGGAACAAGAAGGAATAAGAACCGGCAGTGGATACCGCAGTTCCAGCAGCGGTGCCGACAGCCGTCGAAGCGGACACAAGAGTGGCATTACCAGAAACTCCAGCAGCGAGAGAAGCGGCCATAGCAGCGGCGGTCGTAACGTACAGAGTAAAGGTAGGAGCCGCCGAGGTGGAGGCCGTGGCTACGGTATATTTTCCTTGGACAGAAATGCTGAAAGGGTGTCCGTCGAACGAAGAGGAACTGAAGAAGGGAGCTGCTCCCCGATATCCTTGCCCCGGACGCCCAAAATTCCCAGCAAGAACTGCCGGGTTTGCGTTGATATCGATTGGAGATGTCGATCCAACTACTCCAGTTTGAAGAGGAATAGAAGCGAAGAACGGTAGATTGGTTCCCGAGTCGGTCTGGACTTGGAAAACTCCGGCGGAGGCAGAAGCGCTAGTAATTGCACTTACGGTTGCAAACTTATTGCGCCCGGTGCCAGCTACTGCGGAAATGAAAGAATCACTATTGGCCATGTTATTTCCTTTTTGAGTTGGTGTAGGTAGCTGTTGGCTACGTTATCGTTTCTGCGTGTGTGCCAGAAATAGAAAGAGGTTTGAAGATTGGTTCCGCGTCCAGTTTAGATCCGTTGAAATAGATTGCAATTGCTCCTCCCGGTTCGACCAAAAGAGCCTTATGCGAACCACGTAGCATACTTCCTACTTCGTGAACGATACTTGAATGCGCCACGATCAATGGAGGAATTCCCGACTGGCAGAACAAATCAATAGCTTCCGTAATACAGGGATGAATTCTAGATTTGAACTCATTCAGAGATTCGCCATCGGGGATTTTACAATCGGGGTCATCTAGGTAGGTTTGGAGTTCGGCTTCAGACTCGGGTGTTCGTTTCTGGCTGGAGAACTTACCGACGTTCAAAGCCCGGAGGAAGGGGGTCTGGTGGACATCCGTGTGCTGCGCTTTGGCGATTATTTCAGCGGTCTTAGTCGCGCGCTGTTTGTCGGAGGAGATGACATGGGAGATTTCAAATGATTCCAGGAACTCAGCCAACTCATGAGCTTCCTTTATTCCGGTATCGTTTAGGGGTGGGTTGGCGGACCCTCTGAAACATTTATCCTTGTTGAGGACCGTCTCCCCGTGACGCGCTACAAAGCAGACTGCGGTTCCTTTAGGCATCATCCGGTTTCTTCTTTCGAGGCTTCGGAGGAGGGTTATCCTCGGGAGCTTCTGTAGGAGTAGGAACTTCGTCGGAGCCGAACATGGTCTTCGTAGTCACGCCAGCCGTCAACGGACCTGGACCGTCTTCTACAACCGGTGCCGGGAATTCGAACGAGATTCCGTCGTACTCGGCTTCCAGTTCTTGGACAAATTCGCGTAGGTCGGTGTGCTTGACGTAGGGAGATTTGCGGACCCACAGAAGCTCCACAGCAAATTTCCGGTAGTCTCTGGGGGCTGCGTCATTGCGAGCTAAGTCGCGGAGGGTGGAGTCGGGTAGGTGATTTAAATGCTGATAGTGGTCGTCGAAAGGATCGGCTATTTTTGGCATTGTTCCTCTGGGTAAAAATCGCAGGCCGCAGGTTAGATTTAAGATCAAGCGTTGCCCGGTTGGAATCGTAGTCTGACTACGATAGTAGAGGTCATCTAAAATCTTGTCAGTACTATCCAACCTGCTCAATCCGCCTCCCCGCTCATTCAGGGCTAGTGAACTATCGGATTGGCTAGTCTACGGCGACCTGCGCGTCCATTATTCGGACAAAAGTTGGGGTCCTTCCGGAAGGAAAACGCTGCGACGATTTGAGCATCATTGAGAGGCTTTTCGCATTACGGAAACCGCCCCACTTCGCGGTTATTCTATTCATAGGGTGACCGGGGCCTGAAAGAAAGGAGGAGAAAGTTCAAGCCCCGGCTGGCTATCCGTATAAAGGAGGAAGGATATGGACAGCCGATCTAACGAACTCTGGTGTTCTTATGTGCGTTACGAATGTACTGGTGGAAATACGTCCCGGGACTATCGGCTTGTTCTAACCCGGCGATAATTTCGGGAGAAACTTGGTGGTAAGCCACCGTCGCGCCATTCAGAACGGTAGTCAGTCGTTCTGTACTCGGGTCGTAGGTCGATCCTTCGTGAATCTGACTACTCTCCTTCTTGAGTTTGAGAGGGCGGTCCATTACTTGCCTTTAACCTTGGCCAGCTGGGGGTTCTTAGCCTTCGCCTTCTTGCTGGCCCCCCGCGAAGCGGAAGCCAAAATAGCTCCGGCAGACTCCTTGCTGTAGCCAGATTTCTCGATTTTACTTTGAACGGCTTTAAAACCTGGGTGTTTAGATGCCATACTCTCTCCTTTGATCTAGGAACATTGTACTACGGATTGTGGGGTTTGTCAACACTTTTCTCGTAAACGATCATCCAAATAAAACAAACAGTAAACGTGACTACAAAAGCAACTCCGATAGCGTTTTCCATTATCTGGACTCCTTGAGAAGCAATTCTGCTTTTCTCGATACGACTTCCGGAAGTCTAGCAGCACCCCTATATCGTCTGAATACTACCCAATCTTTCGGGGCAGTTACGACTATAGTTGTATTTTCGAAGGGAACCGGGACCGTTCTTGATTGATCTTTCATTTCTTCTTGGTCTTCTTTGCTTTCTTGGGTTTGGGTTTAGTTTTGGTTCCGTAGTATGTCGCGGTTGTGCTCGGCATTGATGGGCCGGTGGTTGCTGAGGCGGGGCTACTGGGCATTTGGAATCTCCACATTCTTAATTCGTAATTCCTGTTCAGGTCCGGAGGTAACACGATTCGCTAAACGGTACCCAAAGGCATTGGAATCTCGTTTCTCCCACATTTCCTTTTGCTTTGCGTAAGCGGACGGACAGAGGTTACAAGTAGATCCGTCGGGAAGAGTACCGTACCCTCCATTGCAACAATTATTCCCGCACTTTCCACAAATGATTATATCCGTTTGACACAGATCGCAGAAGGATATGTGGTGCTTAGTTTGCCAGCACTCGTATCCGTCACAGAAGGAATCACTACAGTCTTCGGCGTGGTGGACAGGGTCGTGGTCGCACCAAGGGGCGCATTCGTCGTGGTCCATTTCTCCGAGAAGTCTAGGCATTAGAAGCGACCCCCAGAATATCCCCGTCCAATCCCCTGGTATTCTTTGTAGAAATCCAGAAACTCCCGGTATCCCTTTCCCCGACGATAAGATTCCTTAGCGCACAACAGAGCGTGATTTTCATATTCTCCCCTGCCAAACACTGAAGATTCGTAGCTCAAGTCTATTCCCGAAAATACCGAGGCTTGCTTGAGCCAATTTCGCTCATGTAGACTATCTCGTTCCTGGGATTCCTTTTGTGCTTCAACAAGGGCGGACCGAAGCTCAATCTGGTTTTGCCGGGCAGCGTCTAAAGCCGCTAGTTGGGCATTATCCCGACGTTGCCAAGATTCTCGAACTTTCTTCGGAACCACAAGACCGAACAGACAAGATCGAAATAAGCTCACAGATACAGTAGTTGTTGCCCAATATCTTTTCACGCGAAGTCCTTTATCCCAAGACTTCCCTGGTCTAGAGCCTTTTCGAAAGCCTTGTCAAAGAGGTTGGTCAACCTCGAACTGCCGTCCTCTTCCTCTCGTGTCAGTTCCCGCTTGATATCCTTGGCCCATTCTTCTTCGTCAGACACTTGAAATTGACGGACAAAGTCGTTCTTTTCAGGGTCGTATGGGTTGAACAAGTCGCTCTGGTCGGCGGCGTACGCGAGGGACTCAAGACCAATGTGGATCACCAGTTCGTAATTTTTGATCTCGACTTCAAGCGGCAGGGTTCGCATTGATCTCCTTCTGATACGAGATAAGGTCTTCCCAGTTCTTCATCAAAATATCAACCCGTGTTCGTCTCAGTGCAATAAGTTCTTCAGGGAGTGGATCGGGATAAATGTATTGCTCCCAATCGCTGATCGTCCAGTTATCGACTTGTGGATTACGAACGAAGGGCATTGGTGGGGTCCTTTTGGGTATCCATCCAGTCAGCTATGAGATGATGTTGCTCGGCAGTCCCGTTACTCTTTATTTTGTTAGCCAACCAAGATATGACTGCTACGTTTCCAGGAATATATCCTTTAGAGGAATCGATCCTATCGATACTAGGAGAATTGTCTCGATCTGCCATTCTTCCAAACTCTAGACGTACCCCAAAAACTGGGCAGAACTCTGGGACAATTTTTTCTCATCTCCACATGAGGTTTGGGTCTCTGGGGCCGTGGTGGAGCACGACCCCTTCGACCGTTTGTTCGAACATAGAAGTATTATACCACACTTTCGTGGGTTTGCAACAACTATTTTCGAATTATTTCATCCATTAGCTGGATGATGTTTCCGACTGCAAACGACGAAGCGTCATTGTCGAGCCTGGACGCAAAGTATTGGTATACCTAACGTTATAAGAAACCCAACCCCCAATTTGGCGAGCTGGATCACTCACACTGCCTTGTTCTGGCGCAGACTGTATGAACAATTTCCTCTTTGTTACATGTCCCTTACTCTGGACAAGGGTGGGTCGTTTCTTGTTCCGCCCACCTCTATACGTCGCCGTATAGAGCGGACCATCTCATCACCCTCTTTCGAGGGGCACCGTGTATGGCCTCTGCACGTTCCCTTTCGGGCTTCGCTCAGGATTGACTCCGAAGAGTTGTTCCCTGAATTAGCGGTGTGTTCGAAGGGAATTACTCCCCTAAGCTACCATTTGATAGTTCTTCGATCCATCGTTTGGATTCTTCCCCAGGAACACAGAGAAGATAGCATCGTCGCCGAAGATGTAACTATTGTAATAGGTATTACCCCCAATAGTTACTGTCGGCGCGGTACTAGTCTGCTTGAACGTCACACCCGCGAACGAGATGGTATCCTCATTCTTAGGCAGTTCAAACAGCATGTTGCGCATCTCGTCGCTTCTCTTGATGATGTCCGACAATCCGTTGAAGGAGGTGTCGTTCAGCACATCGCGGACCACGTTCGGGTGGATGATTCCACCAAATTTGTTGTCCACGAGAGGACGAGCGTTGACGCTTACCAGCGACTGAGCAGCAGACCGGATGTTATTCGCAGTCAGATACGAGCCGTTTGCAAGCTGGATATTTACCAAGCTATCGACCGCAACAGCCGAGTCAGCGGTAAGCTGGACGAGGGAGTTGAGGGTGAGAGCCAAGCGGTAGTTCAGTTCGTTTGCCAAGTTCTGAAGGAGACCCGGGTCGTCAATTGCAACGTCCAGGGCAAGGTCGGAACTGTTAATGAAATCAGCATATTGCCCGATAGTCGCGACAATTTTATTGCTGGATTCACTGATAGGACTTCCGACGGTTCCTTCCGCTGCCTGATTAAGGTTGGCGGCAAGCAGAGCGTAGGTGAAGACTTTTGTGTTTAGGCCGTCAGTATCTCTACTGGGGCACTCTCATCGTCGCCGATGAGAACAGGCTGTATCTTCGGTAGGTTGAGATAACGAATTGCATCACACAACTTCTTGCGGAGTTCCCTATTCGGAGAACTAGGAAGACGAACAAGTTCCAAAGCGATCTTGGCTTGCGGTCTCTTGATTCTTAGGTAGGGAAGAACTTGGAGGAGGAATTGTTCCCGACTTTCTTTTCCCGTCAACTCCCAAGTATAAAACTCCTCGGTGTTGTCGTGGGCCTCTGTCGTATGAAACCAACCTCCGTAGAGATCGAGAAACATTTGGACAAGGGGGCGGTAATTATTTCCCATCCGAATTCGTAGCATCGGTTTATTGTCCGGGGTGAAAGCGGCGGATACGCAGCCTTCTCCGTCCATAATTCCGGCTATATACGCGTGTGTTAGTTTATCTTCAACTTTTCCGTCTAGCGTCTCAGTCGTTAGGCATTCCCTATTCTTCATTCCGCGAATCGTTGCCATAAGTTCTTGGCGTCTGGAAGGATTCTGTGCGTCTCCCAAGCTATAGAACTCCTGAAGTACGAGAGCCTCAGCTTTTTTGATGCGAAGATACGGAAGAATGTATGAGAGGAATTCGGGGGCAAACTTTTTGCCGTTGAGGTTCCACTGATACCAAACCTGCCCTTTCTTAGGGGTATGTTTGGTAAAGAAGCCACCGAAAGTTCTAACCAGCCATTTGACTATCGACAGATTAGTATTACTCAAAACAATGCGTGGTTGGTAGTTGGTGCAGGGGCCGTTCGGTTTAACTGTTGGTTTGTAAATCGAAAAGCAGCCCTCGGCGTCCATCAGTCCGGCTACGTATGCTTTTGTTCGTTCTCTCATAGGGTCTTTGCTCGGTATTGTCTAGTTGACAAGATAAGAATACCACACCAGCATTCTATTGTCAATAGGGTTCCACCGATATAGCTAGATTTTAATTCAGCACTATTCAATACTGAATCTGGTTTCCCTGACGGAGGGGCAGCGGACGTTGTTTTGTCATGCTCAAGAAAGGCGTCTGGGCTTTTAGGTTAGGGATCGCTTCACGTTCATCATTTGTGTTTTAGGACACCAACGTCACCGTTGGGTCGCGCCTACTGTCACCAATAGGATCGGGCTCTATCTTCAGTCCATTATCTGGACTGTTCGGCGTATTAGTCTCTACGGATTCCGGTTTCCCGGTCTTTCCTCGGTATTGTCTGCGTATCAACAGAGTTCCACCGATATAGCCGAATTTTGATTCACCAAGATTTTAGTGAATTGCTACAAGGTTAGGAAGCGCCCCGGAAGTTACGATACTCGCAGGTGAGTAGCTCATTTAGAGATACTCCTTTGTTGTTAGTTTTTAGCGCCGACTTTGAGCACGTGCCTGACGAATAGCATTGAGGGTGTTCGCAACTTCTTCGTCTGTCATGTTCTCAAAATCCTCGGCTGAGGGCGCGTTCGGAGACTCCGGAGGTTTGACGGGTGTTACGTCATTCCTGCCAATTCCTAGTGCCGCTCTCGGGCGCGTAACCTGACTTACAATCCGTGAGTCGGGACGCGGCGCAGGTGCCGGTTCGTGTTGAACCGCTACCGGCGGAGGGGGTTCCACCGTTTCCGGTGAAGGTGTTTTGGGTTGCCTTGGTGCCTGAATCATCAAACCATCATTGGTCAGGTCCTGGAAGGCTTCCTCAAGATTTTCGGCGGTATACGCACCCGCAGAGAGCAGCTTATTGAATACAGCTTCTTCATCTCCCTTTCGGATTGATTCGCCGAGTTTGAACTTCGCTAGCCACTGAAGCAGCAGGTTGAAGTTCACAAAATTGTTATCCGGGTAGTAGTCCGGATTATTCGCCAGGAAGGTCTTATTTGCCTGCTCGGCAGTAAGCTGATTAGCCGCGTAGCTAGCTTTCTTGTCGCTCTGCTGTGCGATATCTAGAACTTGGTCCAGAGTCACACCGCGAGTTTTCAGAAGCAAGAAATTATTGGCCGCGACTGGGTCCGATTCCCAAAGAGCTTTGTACTCGAAAACCTCGTCCGACGTGAGTTGACGAACGGGCGTAGGTTGCGGGGTCTGAGGCTGAGCGACTGGTTTAGCCGGGATCGATCCGAACTTTAGCTTGGCATTCTGATCTCTGATTTTCTTGGTGGCGTTTGCCTGAGCTTTCAAGAATTCCAAAATCAGTTTGTTCTTGGTAGCTCCTTTATAGACCTGAGCGCTGCCTGCAAGACCTATTACTGACCCTACCCAAACTCCTTTGTCTTTGCTGAGAACAAGTTGGGTACCGTCTTCAAGGTCCATTGTTTCGGGACCTTCAGGTTCTTCGGGAGGGGGTGGTTCGACAGGAGCGGTCGGTGTCTCGACTACTTCCGGATCAAGAACGTCTTGAGACGCGAGAACGGGGTCTTGATTGTTAATGTCGTCGTCCAAGTTTGGGAGATCGGGCATGTTCCAATCTACGTTGTTTGCGAAGGGATCTACAGACCCATCTGGATTCAGGAGCCAGGGGTCATTTACGGGCTTAGCCATGTTATTCATTCCTCTTGATATAATCCAATATCAACGGGTAGGTGGTGAAAGAAAAAGTATACGTTATTTCTTAACGGAAGTGTCCATTATTTGGACTATTCTTGCTGTTTCAAAACATCTAGTTTATCTCGGAACCCACTCAAGTATGCAGTGAATTCCTTGTCCGGATGCAGTGCGAATTCCATAGCGTTTTCGAGGTCCTGTTTGAAGAACGTCTCAAACTGGCTCATGACTGAGAGCCCCGCGTGAGAAGCTACTACAGACGGGTCCCCTGGTGCGAGAGCTCGATGTGCTTGGTCGATCCCGTCTACGTAGCTGTGGACAGTGTCGAAGATGATCTCCCACGCTTGGTCCGGAACCGTTCGTAGAATTCGACCCCGCTCATATACGTCTATCTTACCTTCGAGTTCGTCGGGGTAGATAATTTCGTTCATTACTTACTCCCGTATCTTTCGATGAGGTTGTCAATGTCCACATACCCTTTTTGAGGGGGAGGAGGGGCCGCAGATACTCGACCCATACGTCCTGTTTTGACTTGGTGGGCTTGGTTGATTAGCTGCTGGATTTGGGCGTCCGACATTCGGTCGAAATCGGTAGCGGGGATAGAATTGCTATTTACTGAAAAGTTGGGTTGGGTCACTGATCGTACCTCGGCTTAGGAATCCTATTGACCGACCAACGCCATATAATTTCGTGCTGTCGGCTGTGAGCAAACATTTCATGAGCTAAACGAATAGGAACTCCTTCCTCTCCATATGGCCACTCAGATTCCTCTGCGGAAGAAGATCGGAAGATGTCGTCTATCTCTCCGCCCGCCGACATACAACTTCGACAAACGTAGTGGTAAGTTTCTCCTTGCCAATCTTTCAGAAGAGAAAATTCTAAGGGATATTTCGATTCTTCCAAATTGTCGTCTACGTAGGGCGGTACCCACGAACTAGGTTTGGAAATTGGAACCGTAAAAACTTTCTGCATCGTGTCTCCTGACGCAATCCGCGTCTGCGAGTTGTCCATTATCTGGACGGTTTAGTTGGGTGTCTATTTCGTTTTCCATATTTCCTCATCTGACTATGAGGGAGTTGGGTGACGAGTCAGCGCCACCCTTCTCTCTGTTTTGAATTCGAATCCAAAAACAGTATATCATACTATGTTCGAGTTGTCAACACTTATTTTAAATGTTTAACGAGCCAAACCCAGATGAGGCGTTGGGTGCTCCCGTGAGTTCTTGAGGAGCTACGGAAGCCTTGAATGATTCGCGCAAAACGTCACGAGCAGCCCGGGCTGTGTTCTCTTGATCCGCCAATGTTTGGGCTTGTTGGAATTTTTGGTCTGCTAGCTGAGATTGTACTGCTGCTTTTGATTGCTGAGCGGCTGATTGTGTCTGGGCTTGCATCCTAGCCATTTCTTGTTCATTCATTGGGCGGATCAAGTCTCGCATATTTTTCAGCTCCGCCATCTCCATCCACGTTCTCACCAGTTCGATGAAATCAACCGTCATTCCTTGATTCTGCAAATGGGTGGTTGCTTCAGGAGATAGAATCTGTTGACTTATCATGGGGAGAGCTTGCTGCGCAACGCGCCGCGTCTGCATTTTACTTCCCGCAAGAACGGCAAATTTGACTTTGGCGTTGAGAACATTTATGATATCGCCGCCCTCTTGTATATACTCGTGCTGAAGTTCTTCAGATAGAATCCATTCCAGTTGAGAATATGGCAGCATCATTGCGTTCATCTCTTGCATGTCGTACAAATAAGGCACCAGCACCTGATTAGCCAGTTTATCGATACAATCCGAGATGACATTCGAAGCACCCTGCCCGAGGAGCGAAGCTCCAGCAGACGACCGGGCAAGATTCGAGTGTCCTGCTGATCCCGCGTTACCCTGGGATGTGATCGGATTGTTACCCGAGACCGAGTCAACCCTCTGCTGAGACATGGCAAAGAGCTGGTTGGCTTCTACTACAGGGTCTCCAAATTTCAGGGGTTGAAGATCGCCTTGAGCATCCACCTCGATCATCTTATTAGGACCGATGCGGATACTTTGTGTTGGGACCGACTTGCCTTTTACGCGGACCAACGGAGCGTTCAGCTTCAGGTTCGCGATATTCATCATCAGGTTGGTTATTCCTGCTTGGACACGCTGTTCTGTTCCGACTAGACGACCAAGACCTATAGACCAGAAGGCTCCCGGCTGATCCCACCAACCAATACTCAGAAAAGGAATCTTACCATAGGCATTTTGACCGTTGTAGATAACCATCTTTTTCTGGATGACTACAATCAGGGTATTGTTGTCCCAGCGTTCTAGAACTTCAAGAGGTTTTTGGAACGGATCGATCGTAGTTGCGTCCCAAGGGGATTCGGCGCGCGCGTCCCATAAAGGATTGCGTCCACCTTCTTGCTGTGGGTTTGACTCGGGAAGCTCCCTCGGAGGAAAGAACAGCTCTAACATCTTCTGTCGAGAAGGAATATCGTATCCTTCCCGGTCACGTAGCTTATCAATGTCTTCCCACGTCATGTATCGGCGACGGACAACATATTTAGCTTTGCGAATATCCGGAACTTCGAGGCCCGGGTCAACCAAGACTTCTCTGAGGTTGACGATGTGCTCAAACGTGGGTCGGTCGATTACCTCTTCGATTTCCTCAACTTCTAGCTCGTCATCACTAATCGATGTTTCTTTGGCTCCCGGGATTAAGCTCGGAATCTTGATGACAGGATTCTTGCGTTTGACGATCTTGCGTTTCTTTGTATATTTTTCCCACCCCTCTTGGAAGATGGCCGTACCAAATAGCAGGCAGTTCATCAATCCGAGGCGGAGTTCTTCGCGGAAGTTGATATCTTCTAGTTGGTATCCTAATAGAGCGGAGACGGCTCGGGCGCACTGGGAGGTGGTTCCGGGTCTTTCTTGAACCATGAAAGGAGGGTTTTCGTAGAACAATCCAGCCAGAAGCTGAGGATTGATCCCATTAACTGCCGTGGCCACCGTGAAAAAGTTTACGGACGAGGCTTCAATCGACGTTCCGGGCCAGAAGTTTGGAGAATAAACCGAGGTATAAAGATCCCTCGACGAAACCCAAGCCATGATCCACTGACGACGTTGCTCTTCAGATTCTGCTCTCTCAGAGTCTTGCACCGTCAACGCGAGAGCTGCTGGGTCTCCCCAAGTTCCTGAACTGAGGAACACCTTCGCTTCGTCTGGAGTTATGTCTTGGTGAGGATCGCGTACGGGCTCTGGGAGAATCATCTAGTTCCTTATTGTCCAGATAATGGACTGGTTATACGTTGTTACTGCACTAGTCGGTTACCTCTCAATGGCAACCACCTATTTGAAAGGTACCTCCAGTTCCGATGTTCAGAGAACCATTTGATCCAATGAATACCGCTGTACATACTAGTACAGGAGTTATCGTATACGTCGCCGTCCCGACCGCGCTGTTCGTGTATCCCGATGCGGTCGCAATTGCCTTTACCGTTGTGGTAGCTGAGACGGTGAAAGGTATTGTGTAGCGTGTTGACGCGGTTGTCGGCGTCGATCCGTCCGTGGTGTAGTAGATCAAAGACGATGGCGTCGTGTCAGCAAGGGTCACGGTCTGCGCCGAGGAGTACGTCCCCGCAGCCGGTGAGAATGTCGGCGTGGCCGCAGTCGGAATGGTGATCGTGTAGGCTGCGGAAGCAACCGTCGAATCAGCATAGCCAGTGCCACCAGCCACCGCATACAGCGTTTGTGTCGTGCTCACGGTGAATGGACCCGTGTAGAGCATCCCTGTGGTGCAACCGGTAGATCCGTTTGTCGCTGGGGCTCCGGTCGTGTTGTAGCAGATCACCGGCCCAGTGGATGTGGTGATGGTGACTGTCTGAGCGCTGCTGTAGGTGCCCGCCGCTGGCGAGAACGTGGGCGTTGATGCCGTGGGCGTGCTGCTGGTGTCGAGCGGGTGCGGATAGGTGTAGGGAACGTAAGCCGCATTGGTCCATGTGTTCGTTGCCGTGCATTTGTCGAGCACGCCCTGGCCGCCACTTCCGCTGGTATTCCAGCTCCCCTGATCCGTGGACCAATAGGCTACGCCGGTTGTGCAGGTCGTGGGCCGAGCAGAGCGTGCGCCCGATCCTGTTCCCGTCGCACCCGTAAAGCTGGTGCATCCGCTTTGGCTGGTTGGATCGCACCAGAGGTAGTAGTCCGAGTTGGCTACGAACGTGTTCGTGAAGGCGGTATTAATCCATAGGAAGTATGACGTTTGGATGGGAACAGGTGAGTAGTTGTCCAACCACTCGTAGATAGGCTCGACCGCCTCATTGACCCATTGCCCTGTGTAAGATGAGCATCCCGACGGGTTCTGTGTGATGTCGCATACGTTGTTGGAACCACTGCCGTCCGACGTGAACCCTCCAGTCAACAGATCGCCTTGACCCATACCTGGCTGATCCATGCAGTGGGCGCCGGTAACCGTACTGGTGTTCTGATCCCACGCTGATCCAGTTCCATTGTAGGTAGTTCCGCAATATCCCCAGCCATTTGGCGTAGCCGTCTGCGTATACGTCCCGGGTGGGTTGCCGATGGTGCGCTGTTCCTGAAGCTGCATCATTGCAGCGTATCCGGTTCCTGTGGACGACGGTATCGTGTTGCCCCACATGACGCCAGTTCCGCTGCTGAGCCAGAATACCGGACTGGCAATACTTCCGCTTTGGGCATCAAATTGATTCTGGTAAATCTCCCAGGCGCGGCATCCCCTGATTCTCCCCGCGCCGCCCGTTGGATGCGTCTGTAGGGCCGGTGCAGGATAGGTCATATTCATTGTGTTGAATCTCCAAACAAAGCTCCCGCCATCGGTGCAGTCGTCTCCAGCCCCGTTGTTGAAGACATTGTCCTCGACAAACATGAAGTTGGGTCCGCCGAGTCCCGTGCTATGCGCCCAAGCCTGATCACCAATTTGGAGAGAATCGCTGTAACAGGACCCCTGATTGTAGATGCGCAGTGAGTTGCTCGTACTCCCTGCGCCGTTATCGAATATCGAATGGTCAATGACACCGTAGAGGCATCCACCGAACTGCGCAACGTTGGTGTTGATGCTGGTCAGTATGTGCATATGGTCCATACGGAAGTTGCTCGACAAGCCATCCACATAAAAGGTTCCAGCGTTCTTGGACGCGCCAGTCAGCAGTTGTATTGTGAAACCAGCTACTCGCAGATGAGAAGAGCTTCCGGCTGTGGTGATCTGCATAAGGGGACTAGAACTGTTCGTCCCGTCGATGATCACAGTCTGGTCGCCGCCGCCGACGGTGCTCAGGTTGCCCGCGCCCAGAATCGACAGGGTTGTGCTGCCCGACGGAACCGTGAGCGAAATAGCGGTGGTCCAGGTGACGCCGCCGCTGCACGCAGGAATGTTGACTGTAGTAGTTGAGGCCACTACAGCATTGAATGCAGTCTGCACATCGCTTGCACTGCACGAGGCGGCGGTAATAATTTGCGCGTCAGCCAACGTACCAGCCAACAGGACGAAAAGCAGAACTGCGAGTTTCTTCATGTGTCTCCTCCTTATCCACAGCTTGTGGTTGGTAACGTAGTGCGTTCAACCTGAGTACCATCTTCGTAGGTATCTACCAGTTTCAGAGCAACCGAAGCGCCGGATACGGAAGACGAGGGTCCGACGAAAGCGCGGGTAGCCACGCTCTCGCCGTAATTGATGCCGAATGCGCCGAATCCGAAACCTGCGGGTGATCCCATCTGCTTGCCTTGTGTTCAAGATGAATGAATCGTTGTTTGTCAGGAGATGTAGTGCCTATTACGCTTGAGTCCTTAGCACTCCACCGCGCCAACCAGCAGCCCGGAGATAACAGGATCGGGGTGCGTCGGCAAAGCAGCGTAGGCTGCCGCCGCCAACGGGTTCGGTGTGTGGGTGAGTGACGGCGTTGCGAAGATCGGCGTGTACTGACCTGCCACAAGCGCGTTCGTATCGTTGAATACAGTGAAGAGGTCGCGGTCAATAATAGGCAACTGTCCGGTCTCGCGCGCCGCCTTACTTTGGTAGATCGCCCAGAACACCGTAGCGTATTTCTCCGCGTGAACCGCAGAGATGCTTTTGATGGCAAGGCATAAACCCCCGACAGATGCGCCGGAAGCAGGGTCTGTGATAGAAGGTGCGAGCGTCCACGCCATGATTGATCTCCTTAAAATACCGTGACGTTGTAAGTCTTTGCCGTGGGTGATCCAGCGATGACCGTCGTGAGCGTAACCGTAGCCGTCGTACCGATTACGGAAACTTGGGGAATGACTATTCCCTGCACGGTTCCATCAGAAGCTGTGGCGGCTCCCGCGTGCCCTGTGGCAGATGCGGATACCGTACACGTCCCGCTTGCTGTGCCACCTGCTGTAGTAGCGGGGGTGATGCTCCCCGTAGTACAAGTGAGGACCAAGACAGGACCGCCAGAAAGTGTTCCTTTAGAAGCCGTTGCGGTTGAGGGAATAGTGACGCCGTTGGCATTCGAGAAGTCGCCATTGATAACCAGACGATTTCCAATAGACACATGCTGATCTGCAAACCAAGATATTGCTGGAGAAGCACCTTGAATGGCTAGATAGCCAAAATTAGAAGAACTTCCCGTTCCCGCGACATTGGAAAAGTCAAAGCAAGCGCCGTCCTTGTTGCTCGTGTCGAGTCCGTAACATGCCCCGATATTATTTCCAGTCGGAACGCTTGGACCGTATGTGGTCCACTGGGGATTCCCCGTCGAGAAAGTGTTCCAGGCCACTGTCCCGTCTTCTTTGGTCGTTTGAATTATGCCTGAATTGTTTGTCCGATTGCGGACACTCAGGCCGTTACCCATCGTTGTGAGAATGAAAGTGTTGCTGTTGTCTACGCGGATTGGCTCTTGCAGGATTCCGGCGTTGTCATATACGGCTATGTTAGGTGATGCCGCACCATAAAGAGCAGTTTGCTTGATGCTTCCTAACACGATAGGGGAATATTGGAAAATCGCGTTGTAGGCATTGAATCCAAACTGTGCATCGAAGAAGTAGCAACTCGTTCCACTCGCATGGTTATTCAAAAAAGTTCCTACTACATTGCTTGAGTTAAGCGCCGTAATTAGAACCGTTTCAGGATTACCTAAAGGATCACAAGTAACGTAAGAGTTAGTTCCGGCATAGCTTAGGGAATTGCCTGCGGTCTGAGTAACACTCAACTGCTGCGGAGAGGCCGATCCGGTGATTGCGCCAGTGAAGTTAAATCCGGGAGGAGGGTATGTGGTTTGGGCACTTCCACTAGCAGGCTCATAACTTTGGTTTCCAATCCACTGAAAGGATGCTGCTTTGATCTTCAGTCCTGTAGACCATCGAGCGTAAACTCCATTGGCATAAAATGCCGAGTCTCCTAGTTGCGACGGCTGGGCTGCGCTGAATCCCGAATAGCTAGTAATGACCGAATTAGAACCATAACCACTCATCCCGGATGTTTGGTTGCTTACATCGTTTTCCGCTGCCCAGCAAGGGAATACTGCTGATGTGCTCTTGCACGCGACAAGAGGATTTGCGCCCCATGCCGTCATAGGTACGGTTATGAGAGCTATCGTTCCGCCCGATGCCCCAGACTGCGTAACTGTAACAACATCTCCTGGAGTGTATCCGGTTCCATCGGTTGCTACGGTTGCAGAGATAATACCTCCGCTAGTTGCCGTGATATTGACCGTCAGTCCCGTCCCTGTTCCTCCAGTAGTGGAAAGTCCGCTTGCTGTAGTATATCCAGTGCCGGGGGTGATTGCTCCGAACAAGGTCCGTGACCATACTTCCGAGTAGAAACCCACAGGGTTATTAGCTGCGGGGTTCGTACTGATAGGTGCTCCTTCGTTGATAAACACGCCGAAACCGCCTGACTGCCCCGCTAGATTAGTTCCGCTGGTTCGATGAATATCAAAGATTCCATTACGCTGATCTATAACGTTGCAACCGGTCGGTAACGGCGGAGTCCAATAACCTACCCCCATCGTCGGTGGAACGATCACCGTACCGCTGCCATTGGCGACACACGCTGAGAGCGCAGCCGCTATCTGGGCAGCCACAGACCCACCGCTGTATTGGCTTGCCGTAAAGGTCGCGTTGATCTGTCCATGCAACGCAATGGGAGCCTCGACGGTGCCTCCGAATGTGCCATTGCCGTTAGCCAGAGTGATGCAGTTCGCGCCGGTGCAGGAATCTGCACCTGTGCCAAGTGTTAGTGTGTGAGTTATCGGGTTTTCGGCAAACTCGGGGTCGCACGCTAGCGCAGTCGCCGCAGTGTTTGCCAGTTGAATGCAGTTAGCGGGAGGAGCTGGAGCAGACCCTCCGCCTGTCGCGTTCAAAGTAGTTCCGCTCAAACTAAGATTACTTCCCAGAGTGATGCTCTGAGCAGACCCCCCACTCGTAGTTCCTATCAAAGGAGCCGAGGCGGGAAGAGCGGACCCTCCGCTGCTATTTACGCAAATGTTCTTGGTAGTATAGCTACCTTGACCCGCCGCAGACACCTGTTCGTCTACACAATAATTTAGGGGAATATAATAATCGTAGTTCCCGTTCTTATCAGATGTTACTACCCCCGAAGTAATCGGAACAGACAGGCCGGGATCAGAGTAGATGGTAGCAACGGCCCCCGTAGTAGTATTGGTTACGAAAATCGTACCGTTGGGTACAATTTGCGCCGTAACGCCAGAAGTCCCCCGGGACAATAGTTGGTTGACCCGGTGGTACCCCGTGGTGGCTTGGCCAAAAGCAATACCCGAAATGAGTAGCAAAAGAAATAGTTTATTCACAAGTCCGTCCAGATAATGGATTAGCAGGTGTGTTTTCCTGTCTCGAAATCTACCGAACAGGGAATTGAAATTGCGGTACTCCCCTCGCTCGCTTTTCCTACGGTCCAGTCGGCCTTGCCCCATTTGGAAGGAGTGTGTTCACCCTCGTCTTGGGTATGCTGTGGGCCTTCCTGAGTCAAAGTCTGGTTGACGAGTTGTCCGGCACCTTTAGCTTCTCCTTCAGGTCCGGAAGGTCCGACTGCGGGGAAGTCGGAAGGTTTACAGTTACGGGGAGATTCTAGATTCCCGCCGAGCGAAATCAAGCCTGTGTTCATGTTATCCTCTTAATATTTCCGCAGGCAGTTGAGCCGTCGCGGTTTGAGATTTTGGTGCGGAAGTCGGAGCGAACTTGCTCCACGGTAAAGCTGGCCTAGAACACGATTTGGAAATTGGAAATTCGGAGGTAGGAGTAGATGAAAAGGAACTTGGAGGAGGGGTAGACCATCCATTCGGTCGATCTACGCGCAGGTGAGGTTGGAAGGTGATCCCAAACAACTCGTAGGTTCCGTTATTTACTACATCGGACGACTGCTGCGGCATCTTGCCTACGAATCGCTGTCCTGTTGGTGCGTTCCATCGACTTGGCTGACAAGGGTCACAAGAATAGTTATCTAGGACTTCGCCGTTGTCGTCCATTATTTGGACAAGTAGTTTCACGTTACCCCCAAAATCCAGCGCCCAACACGTTTGGTAACCCGTAGGGTGTCTGGTTTGATGCTTCTGGTTCTGGCTGGAATAAATCAGCCATCGGAAGGATCGGCTGTTCCTGATTTATTATGTTCCCGTTTTCGTCCATCCACGAACCGTGCTGAGACATATAGTCTTCGTTGAAGAGTTCGTTCCAGCCTATTTGATCGATTCGAGAGAACATCTCGACGTTGTTTTCTACTATAGCCTGCGTGGCGCGGGGGGCATACCGATTAGGCATCTGAGAAACGACATCGGGAATATCGTCGTGGTGGTGGCTTACTAGACATTTCTGATATTCTGAATAGAGTACTTCCAGATTGGTCTCTTTGGGGGCCATACAGGCGTTCAAGAATTTGAGACGACCCTCAGAAACCCAAGGATACATCGACCGCATTCTAACCCGCTTGGCATCTATCTGGTTGTCTGGAGACACCCAGTCAATGTGAGAACATAATTCGATTATTCTGGGGTCTTTGGTCCGAAGAGCGGTAGAAATGATTGTGGGCTCTAAAAATCTGGACCCAGCGGCGTCTTCAATTCCAATGACGAAAGGCCGCTCTTCCATCGCCAAATCAACTACTGCTTGAGCGAGGGTAGAATGATTAAATCGATCTCGGACGATCTTACGGACGTATCCGACCGTTTTCTTGTTGCCGGTCTTTTCTCCCTTGGAGGTAAGTTCATCTTCTTCTGTCCAGATAATGGACGCACCCGTTGAGTAGTCTCTTCCTTTTTTCTGACTAAAAGCGAAGTCCCAGAACTGACAGCAGGGTCCTTCTCGGGGAAGCATCTGGTATGGAACAGTAGCCCGAACCATGAGCATCCGGTCGAACTCAACGTCACTCGTAGTCTGTGGGTTCTGATTAAGCTGACCCTCTGTTACCCTCTCGTTCTTCGAGAACTTTCCCATGAAGAACGAGTACGACATAATATTAGGGAGCAGAATATCGCATCCGGCTTCTCCGGCTTCGCTGTATGTTACCGGTCTGCCTTCTCTGGACAGTTTATCGGCAACTTCCGGCTTTATCTGACAGGCTTTACCTATTAGTATGTCAATGCTGAAGGTTTTGTTGTGATAGAATTTCCAGCCGATCCCGGACGTAACTTCTACTTCACCTTTATCTAAATATCTCTCAAGCAAAGCACCATAATGGTCTAGGTCGTGATAGCGCGTCCCGATATAAAATATGGGAAAGCCATCGCCGCCAGGGATCAAAAGGTTTTCCGCGAGGAACAGCTTTTCGGAAACCGTCTGGCATTGTGTCTCTGTTTCCGTATTCTTATCTGAGACAGAATCGTCACATTTAATTACTTCGTAGTGCCATCCCGATTTTGTTTTGCCCACCGAGGAGGCAACCACTGTTGGTTCTTTACGCCCTGTTTTCTTATTCTTATAAACCGGGGAGGTAAACAACGTCCCCTTCTTCATGTCCTTGGATAAGGAGCAGTGCTCAGGGAAGAAAAGATTCGCAAAGGTGGGAACGTCTTCGCGGAGGGTAAAGAATCCCTTAAGTTCGCCGATAAACCCGACCGACAAACTAGACTCTGCGGTCAGGTATAGAATACGAACATCTGGGTACGCAATGATCCATTGGAAGGTATCTACGTGGTCGTAGGAACTTTTTGCTCCGCCTCTAGGCCATAGTAGAAGACGTGTCTTGGTGGGGCTTAGTTTATGGATTGGTACTGCGGGGTCTTTCTTGGCAAACAACTCGGCGAAAATATCGTACTGAGGATCGAGAAATATATTATCTGAAACTGGTTTTAATCCGCCATCGCTGACGGGCATGGCGTCCCACAAGAAATATTGCGCTAACCACTTAATGTCGAAAACACAGCGACGACGAACCTCTTTGCCAAGAGATGAGTTCGGTATTGTGTCTAAACCCAATTTAGCTAAATTTATTAGGTCTTCCTTTATCTCTATAAGGAAGTCGTACAAGACGGAATTTGGAATTTCTTGCTTACTGCCGTACTGATCTTGCAGCAAGTCAAACTTATCTGCGTTGTCCATTATCTGGATTGATCCTTATCTTCATCCGCTTCATAATATCTGCAACACCCCTTTATAGGGTCTATGATCTTGAGTCCGGTAGATTTATCGGTCGGTATTTGTTTATCCTTCGCCACGACCGATTGACGACAGAATTTCTTTCCGACTAAATATTCACAAGAGCCGCAGTGAATTCGCAGAGGAGTCTCGATATACTCAGCTATCCGAGTTCCGTGACCCTTGTCTGCTGAGCCACCCATTCCGGATTTTGCTCGTATTTCTGCCATCACTTTTTACGGCGGCTTTGGCCGCTCTCCGATAGCGCAATAGCAATTGCCTGCTTCTGTGAGGCAACCTTGGGACCTTTTTTAGAACCGGAGTGAAGTTTTCCAGACTTGAACTCCCGCATGACGGTCTCTACCGCCTTCTTCTTACCCTCTTTAGTTGTCGGCTTTCGTGTGGGCATAAACCGCTCCGTTTTCGTTTGCTAAATCCCGAAGTATTTGAGCTGCTAACTCGGCTTCGTTTTCGTGCTCCAGCGCAACAGACTTGTACCCGTTGAGTCGAGCATTTCGAGCGGATACCAGCGATTTCTGCCGGTTCGCGCCCACAAACAGTCTGATTCTTTCCAGAACTTCGAAAGTCATGCGTCTACCAAAGTCCGAGTGCTTTGTTTCCTACCTTAACCCCTAGCTCGGCGAACGGACCTACTTTTTTATACCACGGCTCTGGCTGGAAGTAGCGTCTGGTTAAGTCGTCGCTGACTCGTTGGGCATCTCCGGCAATACTATCGCCGTGATCCAAGATACCAGCCGCGTGATCCAAAATCTGACCAATCGCTTCGCGCTTGAGGAGTTCGTCGAGGTCGTATCCGGTTTGCGTATAGCTCGTCAACAGAGGTTGTGCGGCTGCGATTGTACGCCGCCCCTCGTTCAGTGTTCCGGTAGCCGCCTGCGCAGTCCCAGTAAGAGCGTTGGCTGTCCCAGATAAAGAGTCTGCGGTATTACTCAGACGGGAAGCGGCTAGTGCAAACTGGTCCATAGCGGCGTTTACATGCGGGATTGCTGATCGTTCTTGAAGCTGAGTGGTTACAACAGCATCCCCAATCTTCACTGCAACTTTGTTGATTTCGTGCAGCGTTCCCCGGGGACCGCTTATTGCGTCTAATGTGGGCTTAAAATCGGGAGCTGAGTTTCCCCACTTATCTATCGCCACAATTATGTGCTGGGTTAGTCCCATGCTCCCCCAAACGGAGAGGCTAAGAAGGACTACCAAGACGAAGTAGAGAACAGCTAATTTGGGGGTCATGTTTGTTCCATAGAAATGGGCGCTCCCGCGAAGAAGCGCCCGTTATTGTTAGGCAGCAGCAGCAGTTCCGTTCAGGGCATTCAAGAACGCAACGATGCCGTCTGCTGCGTTTTGAATTTCAGTTGCGGTAGGAACAGCCAGACCCGCAGCCTTGGCGTAAGCCAACACCGAAGGTGTAACCGCAGCGGTAACAGCCGCCAACTTCTGAGTTCCGGTTCCATTCTGCGCGGCAGCACCCGCAGCAAGAGCCTCGGTCTTCAGAGCCTCTGTAATATACGTGTTTGCCAAATTGATGATACCAGTCAGACCGGGATCGATAACTTCGACTACAGCCTCGCCGCTAGCGACAACTGCCTGACCCTTAGCGCTGCCTACCCACTCGAAAACCTTCTTGATGTCTCCACCAAACGTACTTAGAACGCTTTTAAAACCCATGTTAATCTCCTGTTTTGGTTGTGTTACACTACTTGCAACGGGCTCCGCCACAGGCGTCCCGGTAGAAATTGCGGGCGTCGTCACAGCGCTTGCGGACGGTGCCTTAGTCTTGAAGGGCCACACTATTTCACCTTCGTTTCGACAGCTCCCACTTCAACCCTGGCCGGAACTACCGGCGAAGGAGGGTCCCCTGACTTGCCCGTCTTCAGAGACCAGAAACCAGTGACTGTGTCGTAGAAAAATTTATACAGAGCTTCCCACGTTAGCGGAGTTCCCGGTTTTGGGAGAGCCACCAAAATAGAGGAGATGGCCATGCTCCCAAGAACTGTATCGAGAATGTTGCTGTCGGTTAGTGGAGAGATCATTCTACATTCCTTGTGGTGCCGCCGCAGCGGCAGGAGCCGGACCGGCGGGTGCTGCTTGAGGTGCCGCAACAGGAGCGGCTTGTGCCGACCCGTTGTCGGGAATAGTGTTTTGTAGATTTGCCATGAGCGAGGCTTTGTCGGCCATCATGTCGGGATCACCGGGAGTGACTGACCCGTCCTCGTTTTTGTAGTGGTGGGTTACTTCGTGCCCTCCGTGAGGGTAATGGCGGATGTGGGTCTCATGAATGCGACCTGATTTCTTGCTAGATTTCTTTCCGGATTTTCCGCCCATTCCGGACTTCGCCCTGCTCTCAGCCATGATTATTCCTTTGTCCAGGTAGTGGACGGGTTATGTTACTTGACCAATTTCTTCAAAGCGTTCTTAGCTGCGGCAGGAGTTGATTCCTTTACCTTCAGTTTC